TCAGCGACTGGGTGAAGATTTTGCCGAGGTCGTCACGGCCAGTTCTGGCCGTCCGAACGGTCGTGTTAACGTTCTGCGCAAGCACGACACCAAAGTCAGCTTTGAATGCCGTCAGAAGGGCGCGCATGGCTTCGCGTGCGCCCTCTTCAACCCCTTCGCCCAGCGACGACACCAGTTCGCCGGCTTCGTCGTCTACGCGGGCTCTCAGAGCTTCCCGGGTTCTGCCAAGGGAAACTGTCAAGTCCATGATTGCTTGCGGCGATGGAGCCGCGCCCGGCGTTAGCGCTTGCAAGTATCGACCATTCAGCGCTTGCAGAAACAGCTCGTGCTCTTGAGAAACACCTGAAGCGAAATTGGATAGATTCATGTTCTGCTCGTGCGGACGTTGTAGGTGATGAAGGCCGACAGGTAACGGGCTGCGTCACGGCATACAGCCAGTTGAAGTGGCTTGCCACGGGTGAATACCTGCTTCGATTCTCCGACCGTGTCCTCCACGATGCCCTGAGCCTGCTTGTCGATTACCTGGCCGTTCGCAATACCGGTGATGTAGTTCGCCTCTGCTACCTGAGCAAGACGAAGCGCCTTCAAGAAGCGCGGCGGCAAATTCACAAAAGAGTCGGCCGGGATGTAGGAAATATCGCCGTTGAAGTTGAACGGCCCCAGCGCCCAGGGGCTGACCCATACCCCTTCAGGAACGAAGTTCAGACTGTCCTGCGCCCATAGATTCGAGTTCAGGATGCTGTAGTTCAGCTTGCACAGACGAACCCTGGCTTCCATGAGTGCTGCGATTTTCTCCCGGTAGGTCGCGGCATTCCACCCATTCAGGTTCGGGATGTCGAGCGATGTCAGCTCAGCTTCGTCGTAGGTCTGAAAGGAGTTCTCGCCGGTCACCAGAACAGCGTTCGCCTCAATGGCGTAAAGCTGGGTGATCAAAAGCGTGTTGCCCGCCACAACGCCATACAGATTGATGCGGCGGGTTTCACGAACGTTGGGGCTTGTAAGGGTGTTTGCACTCGCCGGAACCGTGATCGTTACGCTTGGGCTGCCAGCTACAAAGCCGACAATCGGGGCGCGTGCAACCACGGCGGTGCCGGTCTGGTCAACAACCTCATATTCCAAGGTGCTGACGGTTAATGGGTTGCCAAAGCTGTCAGCCAGCGCAACAAGGCTGGTGACGTCAGTTCCGCCGAGATACATGTCCATTATTCGCCCTTCTGCGCTACGCCAGCTTTAGTCAATTCGGCGATCAGGCCAACAATCGAGTTGGACTTGATGCCGAGGGGGTCGGAGATTTCGCGCAAGCCGGCGATCCCTTTGTCGTCAGCGACTGCTTCCAACTGGGCAACCGTATAGCTCGCGGTAGACGCCGCCTGTTGGGCAGGCGCGGCCGGGGCGCTCAAAGGCGCGATGGACACGCCTGCCTCGGTCATTTCGATGGTTTCCCGACCGACGATAGCTTCCTGGCCTTTGGTATCCAGAAGACGTTGAGCCGGGTTGCAGCTCGTGCCGTCTTCGAACTCACAGGTCATCACGGCAGAGATACGGTTTGCATCCTTGAACGCAACGGCGTGGGTGGAAAGACCATCCTCGAAAAACAGAATGCCCATTTGACCGGTGTATTTTTCAAACCCGGCCTGGGTGATGCGAATGCGTTGTTGTGCGTCGGTATGCAACATTTTTGGACTCCTTTCGATCTGTTATTCGGCAGGCACTGGTTCGGCAACGGCAGGCACTGGCTCGACGACAGGCTCAGTCTGCACCGCCGCTTCCGGCACTTGTTCGACAGGTGCAGGTGGGACGGCTTGCGGCTCAGGAGCTTGAGTCATGGTCAAATCTTCCAGGCGCTCGCCACGGATGATATTCAGAATACCAGCCGCTTGCTGCTCTGACACGTATTGACTGGAGACACCGTTGACAAAATCAACAGCCCCCATCAGACCTGTGAAGTTCTCGTAGCCGGGTTGGGTCAGTTTCAGTTTCATTCTGTGTTCCTCGTTCGTTTTCAGTTAAAAAAAAGGCGAAGCCTTGTGAGCTTCGCCTTCTTGTTGCCGCCAGTCAAGGCTCAGCTTTAGACGTTGGTCACGCCTTGCAGTTGAGCGATGGAGCGGGTGGACTTCAGAACCAGGCCGCAATACCACTTCAGACGGATACGGGTCGCATCCTTGTTCTGCACGGTGCCGATGTTCTCGACAACGATACCGGCGTTGTCACCACCGTAGATGCCATGGAGGCCATCGACTTCGTTCATACGCATGGCGTATACGGAAGCGGTTGCGGTGTTAGTGCCAACGGTTTCAGTCCCGGACAGGAACTCGTTCATGATGATCGGGATGCCGTTGTGGGTCAGCATCGGGCGACCGAAGTTCTCCAGCATTTGCATCACGGCGTCGGTGCCGTAGGTGGCGCGCAGCAGGGCGCGGTAAGCGCGGATGGTGCCACGACGCATGACGATAACGTCGGCGCCGTTCGGGACCGCATCCAGCAGTTCGTCGAGCATGGTCATGGTCAGGGCGTTACCGTTGGCACCGGCACTGACGATTTGACCACCGCCAACAGCGGCTGCGGCGGCTTGGGCTTGTGCGGCCAGGGCTGGCAGGCCGTCGAACAGCTTGCTGTTCACGGACGAGTCGCCAGTAGCCAGAACACGGTGGAACTCACGACCAACGCCTTTGGCTTTCTTCTGGATCTGGATCGCCATTTGGTTGTTGGTGTCGGACTGAGTGCCTTGCAGGAACTTGTCGACATCGACGTCGCCGGCCAGGATGCGCAGACGAGCCACGACTTCGCTGAAGCTGGACGAACTTTCGTTCACGGCGTCGTTCGGGTCGAGCCAGTCAGCAGTCGCGAGGGTGTTCTCGCGGTTGTAGACATACGCCTTACCTTCGACGTGTTGGAACGGCAGGATGGAGAACAGATCATCGCGTTCGATGATCTCGTCAATTACGCCGGCTTCCAGAGCGTTATTACTCAGGAGCGCCGCATCACTCGACAACAGAGGCATATTTGCTTCCTTTTTCCAATTGATTTGAATTGCTTCAGGTCATATCGGGCAAGGTCGCTTTTGCCTACGATGTAGGTCGGCAACATACAACAAGCGTGCCGATTTGTAAATCCATCGTAGGCAAAAACTTCCTATACCGTTATTTGTCCTTTTGGGACATCAGTGCGGCCAGCCCGCTTGCGATCTTGTCGACACCCGTGCGGGATGCGGCGGCAGGATCGTTGGTGCGAACGGTCACAGCGGCCGGTTTATTCTGCGACTGCGCGCCTGGCTTCACGCCGCTCTTCAGCAGGTGGGCAGCATCCGGGTCAGCGGCCACGATTTTGCGCATCGCCTCATCGAAGCCCAGGTAGTTGCCGAAGCTGTCGACGATAGCGGTGCGGCTCGGGGTGCCTTTCGGCTTGTCGTAAGCCACAACCTTGCCATCTTCCAGCTCGAAGTGACCGCCGTAGATCACGCGGGCCTTCGACGGCGTCAGGGTCAGTTCCTTGGCGATGAACTCGGAAGCGGTGAACGAAGTGCCCACGGTCATTTCGTTGATCGCGCTGTCGCGCTGACCCAGTTGAGCTTGAAGCTCAGCGATTTGCTCGTTCAGGGTTTTCATAACGTTCGAATGTTCCTCACCCATACGGGTTTTCAAGCGGTCCCATTCGCCTTTGTCTTCCAGCGCCTTGGTCTCGGCAGCCTTCTGATCAGCGAGCAACTTTTTCACGGCGCCAGCGTCAATGCCTTCGAAGTCTTTCAGTTTGGCGGCCAGCTCTTCAGCCTTGGCTTGCAGGGCCTTTTCGCTATCCTTGCGCTTCATTACTTCCTTCAGAAGCTTGGCTTCTTCGTCGGAAGGCTTGCGGTCGGACGGCAACCCGCCATCACGCAGCCGGGCCGCTTCAGCTTCGGCCGCATCAGCGGCAGTCTTGTCGGCAGCGGCTTTTTCAGCAGCGGCCTTCTCGGCTGCCAGCGCATCAGCGCCGCCGCCCAGGTCATTGCCGCTACCGTCGTTGGCTTCGAGGTAAACGCCGCCACGGGCCATCAGGTTTGCAAATTTAGGGTGAATCAGCATGGTGTGAAGCCTCTCTCTTGGCTTGGTGTTTTGTGCCCACCGGTCTCGTGGTGGGCGTTTGGGTTATACAGCTTTTACGGTTTCAACTGCTGTCGCCTTATCGGCGGTTTTCTGTAGAACCTGGACGTCGCTTGCCGGTCCTGATGCTGGTGCCGCGCCAGGTGCTCCCGGTGTCCCGGGTGCTGGTAGAGGCGGCACGGGCCAATCTTTCAACTGACTTTCCATTTGAGCGCGAAGCGATTCTTTCAACTGCGGGAACATCTTGTCCAGCAGGATACGCATTTGCTCTTGACGCACCGCGTCCGGCGCTTCAATCAGCATCAGGCGGGCGGCAAGGTCGAATTCGTCATAGAGCCCGCGTGTGTCGAAGGTGTCAGGGTAGGACACAAAAATCTTGTCCTCCACTTTGTCTTCTTCGCCATTCCATTTGGCTACGATCTGAACGATCTTGTTCTCGATGATTTCCAGACTATCTGCCTTGGCCGCCAACAGAGCATTCACTCGCTCGAAGTCGTAAGCCTTGGCAACACCGCTGGAGTTGTCGATCCCTTGCGAGTTGTCTTGCTTGGTTCGCTCACCGGCCAGTCCGACCGTGTGGTAAATCTCGTTGATGATCTTATTGATTACTTCCAACAGGATACCGGCTTGTTTGACGTCTGGCGAGAGGTAGAACGGTTTGGCGCCGTTTTCACCGTCATAGACGAAGATCCGCTTGGTCCCCACGTCCACCAGTTTGTTGTAATCGTCGTCGCCAGGCATCAGGTTTTGAGCCGGCATGGCAAGCTGACTGAACGTCTGGTCTTGGATGATTGCGTCGAGGTTGGACAGGTAGTTGCCTACCGCCTTGTCCAGATACGCGATGTCGTCGATCAGCGACGGGGTCACATACAAATCATCAGACACGATGTTGTCAGCCAGAACCACAGGCACGCAGCCAAGGTTATGGTCCGCCTGGTCCTCGACGATCACGCTCTTGATTCGCCCGACAGTCTTCACCGTCATCAGAACCCACCGCGTGCGCGTCCACAACCTGTAGTAGACCTCTTCCTTGCCCGAAGACGTCATCGGATCGACATCGTCGCGGCGAATCTCCTTCAGGAGAATCCAGTTCAGGTCGCCGCCGTCGTCAAACGAGTGGTCGAGAATCTGGTCTGGCGGAACGATGTAGGCGTAGGTGCGAATGTCCATGTCGGCAACATCAGCCTTGGACATGCCTTCCACTTCTGGCGGCGCGTTATTGTCGATCACGATTGCGATTCGGCCGAAGATTGAAGTCTTCTTGCTGATCTGGCGGGCGAAGTCTTTGATCGCGAGACCGTTGCGCGTCGACTTCTCCCAGAACTCCTTCACGGAGTCAGGCGCATCATCCACGCCCCGCTTGATGTTCTGCTTGAACAGGTATTTGTTCAACAGGTCGACCACTTCCCGGGTGTGGTTGAAGCGGTAGGCGCGTTCCAGCCGGTTGTTGTATTCGAGGTCGCCTTCCTTCAGATAACGGTGAACGTTCTGCTTGAACCACTCGCGGCCACCGTTATACGTCGACTCCAAGAAAGCCCAGTGGTCCTTGGTTTCTTCATACATGGGGTGGCGGCGCTTGATCAGCGTCTGAAGGGCTTTCTGTTCGGGCGAGTTGTTCATCAATGCCAGACCCTGTTCTTGAGGGTCAATCATCGCGGTCTGCCCGGGGAGCAACGGTGGTGTATTCATAGCGCCTCAATATAAACGAATGGACTTATAGGAACAAGGTTAAATGGACACGCCCAAAATCTCCAGCTTTCTCACTGGGAACTCCAGATCGATGCAGTAACCAGCGGCGTCCGCACTGTGCTCAACCCCGGCCGTCTTGTCCACGTCTCGGGTGCCTGGTTTGTAAATCGTCTGCTCCAGCGCGTTGATGAAGTGCTTGCACTTGGAGTTGATGCGCATCTTAACTGTTCCGTTGGCCGACCGCAGCAAACGGTTTACG